CGATGGTCTCCTCGCCGTTGTACCCATCGAACCAGGCGGAGTTCCCGCCGTTGCCGAAGGTCATCCGGTACCGATCGGGGTACACCCGCTCGACGTACCGCGACTTGCCGCTCCCGGACGGACCGATGAGCAGGACGATCTCGGGCTGGCGCCCTCGCTTGGCGCCCCACGTGCACATGGCGCTCTTCAGCGCACGCTCGTGGCGCACAAACATCCCGAACCCGTACTTCTCGATGATGTCCATCATGGAAGCACCCGCGCGAATATCTGCGAACACGCGGTCCAGAGCCTTGCCCGCCTGGTGGGACTCCCCCTCGTCGCCTACGGGGTCGCCGATCTCCACAGGCTCCGTGCCAGGAACACGGGACTCTGGCTTGGTACAGTACGCCTTGTTCTGTGCCGCGGTACCGCGCGCCGCGGCGAGGCAGGCGCCCGGCATGTACTGCGCGAACACCAGCGTACGAGTGCGGTGAAACGTCCACCGCTCCTTGAGCTCCAGATACCCTTGGATATGAAGCCGGGAGGTTGTCGGACACAGCTCCGCCTGCCCGACGATATACACCAGGTGCTCCGAGATGCCGACCTCGCGTACGACGTCCAGCGCGGCCTTCGCCGCGTCGCCGTCAGTCACGGCCACGTCACGCGGAGGGTACCAGGTGAAGGGCCAGAATTTGGTCTGCCGGGCGGGCATCGCGCCGAGCAGGAAGGGGGTGGGGTGGGTGATCAAAACGGTTTTAGAGCGTGAGGTTCCCCTCAATAAATTAGGGGGGTAGGGGTGGGGAACCCTTTATTTTACACCATTTCGTCAATCATGATCACCTCGCGCGGCTCGACCCCATGCCACGCCTTCGCCTCGTCGAGGGCGGCGTGAGCCTCAGGCCCCGCCTCGGCGCGAGCCAGGGGGGCCTTCTTCTTTTTGCCGAGGCAGAGGCCCTCGTCATGGCGCGCCCACCAGCGCGCCTCCACCTCACTCACCCTCGCTTTGGCGTGAGTGAGGGTGTTACGCCAACGGTCAAGCCGCTGGCGCAGGACCAGGCAGTCCTCTGCCTCGATCTGATGACTCAGGCAGGCGACCTGGTCCATAGCCTCCGTCAGGTCCCCAACGGCATCCAGATAGGAATCCGTCAGGTCCATCAGGCCCCCCTCCGATCCGAGAGACTCGCCCTCTGAATCCATTTTGGATTCGAGGCGCTCTGCGGAGAAGCTGCGCTTGTGCGAGGCAAGCGACCTCGGTGCGCTGGCCATCGAGCCGTAGGGCAGGAGAGGGGCAGGCGGAGGATTTAAGAGGGGGTGGCTCCGTAGAACCGAAAGCACACCGTTTCCGAACTACTGACAAACCCGCGCAGCAAACGCGTAGCGCTGCTGATGGGTTGCGCGAATGCGCAAACCCGTGATCGCGGGAGGGACACCCGCAGGTCTCCCGCAAACCTATCGGGTCACGGTTCGATCCTGGTCGATATATAATGCGACTTTTTTATGCATAGTATAACACAACGGCGCAGCAACACGCAGCAACCGTCGAAGCGCAAAAAAAAAGAAAAAAACAGGGCCGTCCACACAAAGGATCGAACCCTCGACCTCTGGATGCAATGTGCCGTATAGGCGAGTCCCGTTGGACGCGCATGTAGAGGGACTCGTCCGGTCGGCACAAACAAAAAGGGCCCTTCACCTGGTCGGACGACCACGGTACCGCCGCGGCGCCACCACATTGCGATGGTGTGCCACGTCGATCACGTCCTGCGCGCTGCTAATATACTGACGCAGCCGCGCGTTGGACATAGCACGGATGCCTTGAACAAGGCCTCGGCGAATACCGGCCTCAATAACAGGCCGGACCTCGCCCGCACGAACCGCAGCCGCCAAATTAGCCAGCATTATCTCCGCTTCCCGCGCAGCCATTTCACGGCCATGCTGGTACAAAGGCGGGTGCACATACCGGTTCATTCACACGCGCCCTATGGGGAAATATCGCTTACCGCCGTTAGCCAAGCACGGCGGGTATCAAGCACGCACATACGCACCGCGTTACGAGCCGTACACGGCGCGACCGGACGACACTGTCCGGGAAGTGCTGACAGGGGCGGGAGCTTATAAGCTCCGCAACGCTTATGACAACCTTAAGCGCAAGAAGTTCGCGGGGACTATTGCCGCACTAGCCGTTGGTGCTTACAAACATCGGCACAACGCCAAACGGCTGTACGACTTTGTCAAGTCCGCTCAAGAAAAGCGCCGTGAACGCATCCGCCGTGTCGCGGGATGGGAACAGGCGCACACGCCGCCGAACCGGCGGCTCAACTTCGGGCAGATAGAACCCCCGAAGATCAAGGGCAAGAGAAGCGGCGGACGAAGAGCCCGAATCTACGGCGGAGCCGCAGCCACTGCGCGTTAAATTCAGTCACTCTTACGCGCGCCGCTTCAACGGATCCAAGCACCGCCGTCGCAGCGGGCGTGCTCGTAACTTTCTTCTTGTCCCTCGTTACCGTGGCGGCAACGCACAGCGCGTTACACTTCCACTACAGAGACCTCGACGTGGACGTCGAGCCATGCCCTATGCAAAGCGTACCGCCTCTCGCTCTCGCAGCCGCGCTCCCGCGCGTCGGCCGGCAAAGCGCACTAAGCGCGTTGGCGGTACCAGCAAGCGCAGCACGGCACCAGTCTCAATTGGCACGACCAACCGGACTGCGGCCATGAACAACCATAAAATGGTTCAGGTGTCAGACACCTGCACGCGCGTCTACGGACGCTCGTATCTCGGCAACGTCGACAACAACGTCATCGCCGGCAACGCGACCGTCGCGGCTGGTCCGCCGCTCGTGGTCGCGGGTGGTAACAACAACGAATTTGGACTCGTGTTCGATATCAACCCTACGCTCCTCGGTGACCGCGTCGCTGTCATGGCCGGCACGTACGACAAGTACGTCTACCAGTCCATGAAGTTTACCTATACCCCGCAGTGCGCCTCTACGCAAGTCGGCAGCGTCGTCCTTGCATTCGAGCGCGACCCGCAGGGGATCCTGGCAAACCCTGCATCGTCTTCGTACATGCAGGAAATCATGTCCTACGAGCACGCCGTGCTAACGCCGGCCTGGCGGCCGACGTCAGTCACGTACAAGCGCGACCCGCAGGAAATGAAAACCTGGTTCATGAGCGGTGACCAGGCAACCGTCAGCACGCGCGAGACTTCGCAGGGCGTGCTGCTAGCGTACGTCAGCCAAGCGGGCGTCGCGCCCGCCAACATGGGCTTCATTACCATTGACTACGTGTTGGACTTCATCGCACCTAACATCATGCCTAGCAAGGCAGTGCCGGTGCAACCGGAGCAGTTCCGAAAGTCCACCTACGACGCCTTCGGCTCGTTCTTGGGCTCAGACGATAGCACCAGCTGCTGGTTCACGTTCTCCAACACAATCACCACCGAAGCCGGCGCATTCAACGCCGGTGATATCATCGAAGCAGTCTACGGCGGCCCCACCCCTTGCACGGGGTTCCGCACCATCGTAGACGGCGGCTACAAGACCGCCAACATCAACCCAGGCGACAAGCTATACCTAGCGATCGGCTCGCAGGGGACCACGGCGACCACTAAAAAGGGTATCTGGTTCGCCAACCTCGCGCACGCGCTTGGATCGCCCAGCCGCTACGGCACAAACGTGCCGTCCGCGCTGGACGTTCTGCCCACGGGGGCGCTGCTGCCAGTTGCATCAACCGCCAACATCAACCCTATTACGCAGGAGAGCGTGCTGGCCGTTGCCAGCATCCAAAAGAAGCGGTACCTCTACTACCGCAAGATTGTGGAGGGTGGACAGCAGGACACCACCGCCTAGGATTGCGCGGCGCTCCAGGCGGAGGTGGCAGCGCTGGAAACTACCATTTTTCAATACCAGCACATCCGATCGCGAGACGACGCAATCAACCACTTCGGCTACGCCGACTACGTGGAAATCGTGCTAGACCAGCGCTACCCGAACACAGCCCCGCACACCAACGCGCAAGTACTGGAATTCTACCAGCAAAGCGCGGCAACTTCCCACTTGTCCGCGGGGCTTGCCGAAGCAGACGCCGGCCGCTGGCTAATGGCAAACGACGGCGGCCTACGGCCAGGGGCAAACCTGGCCGGCGTTCACTTCATAGTAGGCGGCTACAAATGCTACATGCGCCCTAATGAAGACGAACTCGACTATTACATAGGAAACGAATTATAAAGGTGTTATAGCAAGTTTTCAGGGCAGAGCCCTTTCTTGCAATTAAACACCCCGCCTATCGGCGGACGCAGGGGCTCCGCCCCTAGCAACCCCGACTGCAGCGACAGTGTACAAACCATTCGCTCGGTTCGACAAGGCTCCGCTCGACTCACTCTAGACACAGCGCCGCACAGGGGAAACCCCTGAAACCCAGACAACAGGGGGAACTCGCCCCCCGCCCCCCTTACTTGGTTCCTTGTTAGTTACCTCGCCTTGGCAAAACCCGTGGGCCCCCACCCCCGAGTTGTGCCGTTCAGGTAACGTAACGTAACCAACCACTTGGTAATATTAGTCAAGTGGTTGGTCGTGCCGATCGGGTGTGCCGATCGTTTGTGCCGATCGAGTCGCACGACTCGATCGGCACATTTTAGTAAACAGGTGCCCAAGGCGCCTCCGGCGCCTTGGACTTATATAGATTGGTACTCCTAGCTGGCAGCGCCCCTAGGCTATTAAACAGAAGAGGGAGCTTAGGTCGCTGTTTAGCAGTAAGAGTACATATAGCT